GCCTTTGTTTTTAACTTAAATGTGTTTGCCATAATTTTATCCTAATGCTATTGCAAGGGCAGTTACATCAGCTAATGATGCACTCGAAAAAGTTACCCATCCGGGATTAGCTCCTGAACCATTAGCCTGCAAAATTTGCCCATTAGTTCCAGTAGCCAACCGAATATTATCAGACCCATTGTGTATAACAATATCTCCCTGTGTAGTCGTGGGAGATAATGCATCAAATGCATCTGCTTTCGCAGTCTGCCCAGTACCACCTTGGTCTATAGCAGCTGTACCAGTTACAACTTTTTCCCATGTTGCCATTACGTCACCTCTTCTTCTTTGTCGAGCAACCTAGTATGTATCTTTTTTAGTTTTCCAAGTGTGCTCATACCTTGTTCTATATCTTTTCCTAGCATCGGAGCTTCCATAAATAACCTGAGCAGGAACTCTGTGTCTTTTATAGTAAACTTGACCGGTTCTATTTTTTCGCCCATGAGAGAGGCGGTCAATGTGCCCCCCTTGGAACTTTTTACTATGTTAGACACAGAGCTAGGCTGTTCTTAAATACATTTCGTCGTTAGTCGTATCGTAATACAAACTTCCAACACCGGATGTATTATCGCCTGAAGCTGGTGCTCCTGCAGCATGTTCAACCATTTGAACATTATAGTCAGGGGCAGAAGTCGCTGTATGGTCTGATAAAGTCCAGCCGCTTAATGCACCGTCCTTATCCCATTTCAACTCAGGCCATTCAGCTTCCGTAGCTGAGGACTCAACTTGTAACCCTGCACCATTAGCAGTGGTTTCCGTGGGGCTTGCAACATCTGCTAACTTAATTAACTTGTCAGCAACTGCAATAGTAGTACTATCTATCGTTGTAGTTGTACCACTCACAGTAAGACCGCCAGCAATAGTAACATCTGCCCCACTCATTGAGATTGCAGTTGTTCCACCACTAGACTTGATGTCATTGCCAGTAACTGTCAGGTCACCAGCTATCGCTACGTTCGCACTACTCAGTGAGACCGCAGTTGTTCCACCACTAGATTTGATATCATTACCAGTAACAGTTAAGTCACCAGTAACAGTAACATCATCAGGAAGACCAATAGTAATAGTACCACTACTCTCAATAACGGTTGTTTCTGCTGAAACACCAGCAAAAGTAATTGTACCTGCTGGGTTAATTGCCGTAGTATTAGGTGTACCCTCACTATCTGACACTGTCAGGAAGTTGGACCACGCCGGGGCTGAACCCGTATTTTTCAGTACTTGGTTTGCTGACCCTGCTGCTAAGAATGCGGTGACACCAGAACCAGTCTGGTACAATACCTTATTATCAGCCCCGCCTGCTACAGCTGTCGCTGTTGCGGCATTCTGGGCTATATTCCCTGCAGAACTCTCAGCTACCATTTTTTTCCAAGTAGCCATGGATTATTCTCCTATTATATTCCTAGAAATACTTCTGTACCACTAAAGTACAGACCACCTGTAACCGCCGTGGGTGCTGAGGATTGGGTTTTGAATTTTAGCACCCCTTGGTAATCAATCGAGAAAGTCTCGGTTGAATCATTGTTCAATGTGAAAATATCTCCCGCTACAAGGGCAGGACTGGTATAAACGAACCTGTCACCCCCAACGAAATTATCTACCACATCTAAATCTAAAAGCTCTACATCGCTTGTTCCATTATCGCGGTAAAACTTATTATCTGACTTCCTGAATACAAGAGTCTTGTAAACATCTTTTATTAAATTTGGTGATGATAAACTACCCATGATGCTCCTATGTTAGCGTATACACATTCGTAAAAGTAGGATCAGATTGCTGAGATACACTCGTAAAAGTAGGATCAGTCGGTTGTGTAATAGCTGTAAACTTGTCTGATACAGCTTCAGTAAATGTAATAGCAAACTCATCAATTAAATCCCCATTAAACGCTTGTGCGATAAAATCCAAAGACCCATTCCCAAACTGTCCTCTTTCCCACGATAGTGTTGCCATTAATAATCTGTCGGACTAGTCATCTTAATAGTACCGGTCCTGCCTCTATAAGCAAATTTTCTTCCCCTCTTCACTCCCTGATCAAATTTTGCCCCAAAATACTGAGCCTGCCCTACACCCTCTGGTTTCATCTCATATCCATACTGTATTGCTTTTTCCACTAAATGTTCATGAAACTGGCTAGGCAACTCATTTATTTCTGTCTCCCAAGCACTACTAGAAGAAGGCTCCGTAAAGTGATTAGCCTTCTTGTAATAATAGAGATAAATAGTTCTAGCCTTATCGGGAGATTTGAACCTACTAGCGTCTGTAGTAGAAACGGGATTATACTTTGCAATTCCAACGCCATCCCTCTCTATCCACCAGACCCATCTAGACTGTTTCCATGAACTAAATTGACTCCCACCTGTAGTTACTGTAGTAGCCATTAAGTAATATCCCGTATTGGAGGTCTACCAATCAACCTTGGTATAGCCTCCAAGTCACCATCATCATTTGTATAATCAACGGACCATATCTCCATAATCTGGCTATCTAACCCATAATATCTCTGATCTGCCACTGTATCAAATTTTGTAGCTGAGTCTAGAAGTCTTGTTCTAGTGCAGAACTCATCTGAAGCACGATTCAGCATTTTTACTATTTCCTGTGCCCCCATCTCCGGATGATGCTGCTGCACAAGTTCTACCATTTCTTTTCCCTTCATTTTCTAGGTCTCGCATAAGAAGTATTCTGATCTGTCATAGCACCCTGATATGGTGCCCAGCATTGTTCATGCATCTGTTGTACGTATTGCAACTGAGTCTGTAACCACTGATAGGCTGTTGTCTCTTTTTGAATTTTCGCACTATAAGACTGAAACTTCCTCGCAACATTTGCCTGATATTCCGCAAGCTCACTCTGTACTCTTGCTGATTCCTTTTGAACCTCACCTTGATACTTAGACATTTCTGCCTGAATCCTTGCCTGTTCCTTAGAAAGTTCTGCCTGATATTTCCCGATCTCCTCCTGCATTTGTGCCGACTCCTTGGCAAGCTCAGCCTGATATCTACTTACGTCTACCTGAGTTCTTTGAGATTCTTTGGAAACCTCTGCTTGATATTTACTCACCTCCTCCTGCATTTGTGCTGATTCCTTAGCAAGGTCAGCCTGATATTTTGCTAACTGAGCTTGCATCCCCTGCACTTCTGATTGTACAACAGCTTGATATTGCTCAACTTCCTGTCTCCAATCATTCATCTCGCTCTGCTGTAAATCCTGATGCTGAGCCAAATGGGTATTTGCTCTCTGTAATTCAGTAGAAATTGCCTGAAGAGTAGAATCAACCATCTCTACATCCTCGTTATTTAACCAATCTTCAACATCTGTAGTAACCCCTACTGAGGCAGCATTATCCATGAAATTCTTAGCATTAGTCAAAGCATCCGCTACTTCACTACTAATACTAGGCATAGCTTTAAGAGCGGGAAGAGTACCAACCTCACTCGTAATACTAAAATCACTGGGCAAATCAGTAGAAACCGATATTGCACTTGGTAAACTAGAAGACACACTAAAAGCACTTGGTAAGTTAGTAGAAACTGATATTGCACTCGGTAGAGATGAACTTACAGAGACAGCAGAAGGAAGACCAGTAGCCATACTTATACCATCTGAAAAATCACTAATTGCATCAAAAGTAGTTTGATCAGCATCTAGATCAGTTGGGAGCCTACCATAAGTATCTATCATCTTCGCATGCAATACATTCATAGCTACCCATAAAACAACATGCTTTTTAAATTCATCTGGGAAATATGCAATAGTTTCATTGGTATCATCCACTGCTCCAAAAGTGACATGGTGCACTACCCCAGCCTCAGTCGCAGAAGGAGTGGGTTTTATATATAACGTACCAGCCTCGACATAATACTTCGGGTCTTCTGGGGGAGCATAATACAAACTTGTAGTACTACTCAACTGGTTTTTAAACTGCAGTTTTACAGGCTTTGCAGTTCTTAAATCATCGTTAGCATTAGCAGAACTACTGGCATCCCTCTCCACCATTAAAACTCTACCCTTAGCAGCTAAATTTACCCCATTACCATCTGTAATAGCTGCTGTGGTAGCAAATTGCTCTAACATATCAGGAGCTAAAGCTCCTATTCTTGAGACAACTGTCTTGACACCATCTGTCAACCACTGTGCAATTTCAGTTGTATAATCTGACGTAGCACCAACATAGTGCCCTATTTCGGCAGTAAAGCTCACTTACCCCGCTTATTCCATACACCGCGAACAGCTCCAGCCATACCACGTACAACCTCAGCTTCCTTTAATACGGCTTTCTTCTTTTTCTCAACCTTTTTTACCGCTTTTTTTACTGCTTTTTTTGCTTTTGCCATTTGATCCCCCTTTTAGATCAAGTTTACGCCTACTATTATCATTGTTTTCTTCCTTGCCTGATTGCCAAGGACCACCGACATCATTGCTTGTTACCATACCAGCCATAACTAATCCTTTACCACGCCTAGTTTTAGCTGCATGTCAGTTGTTGCAGTAGCTACCCAATTGGCTCCGCTTCTATTAACTGCATGAACCCACAAGCTATCCGTTCCAGATGCTGTTTTTGCTACTAACTGAATATTAGACTTTGTACCCAACTTTGAATCAGCCATATCTACCCAATCACTAGCTGCGAGTTTGACATGCCCTACAAAATTTGTAAACACACTGTCCAAATCACTCATATCCTCGCCTATAGCTTTACCTTCATCTTGAGTAATAGCATCGCTTGTACTTGAAAATAGCAAATCTACTGCAGGACCAGTAACTGTTTTATCTAATAGTGTTACAGACGTTATGACCGTAGTACCTCCGGGTATTGAAGCAACATACGGAAGCTCAATAGATTGTGCTATAACCTTATTATCACCTATGGTTTCTGCGTCTGTGGTGAGAGTTACGGTTATTACATCCGCATCTCTTTTATTCGCTCTTTCCTGAGTCGAATATTTATGTAATTCTGTTTGTGCCATAATTGACTCCAATTAAAGGAGTTAGGGGGAGCCGAAACTCCCCCGCTCCATTACCGATAAAACACTATGCGAACTTAAGAATAGTGTGGGTTTCCGGTAGATTGACTTCCAGACCGGCTTCGGTCAGGACCATATCCTTTCTACCATCAACGTTGTTATTCTGTACGTTAGTGATAACATGCGTGTCACGAGACACACCGTTAGCAGATAACGGACGATAAGCCACGTTCTTAAGGTCCACCATGCATGCATAGTTCTCCCAAGGACCCCGGAACAGAGGTTCCATCACAAAGTTGAGATTGCCATAAACAGTGTTTATAGCAGTCACGTTGTGACCAAAAGAACCTTTTATGTTCTGGATGTCAGCACTAAAACCATTACTTCCACCACTTGTGGTGACAGTATGACCTAATGCAACATTGTTGCCCATGAAAGAGCTAGAGCCAAGTTTGTTCAACCAAGAAATTACTTTCCTAGATGCAAGAACAAGCTTAGTTCCGCTATTGCCTGACTCAGGTGAAAATACGTCTTCCAACGCATCTACAAAGTCGTCATATGACGAACTAGCGTACGTAAAGGTTTTAATCTTTCCGTAAGCTTCCGTATATGGCATTAAACCCCAAGTTCTACGGATCGGACCAGTTGATGTTGAATCATCTGTTCCAATTCCGAAGAGCATAGCGTGCTCCATATCCATTTTGTGCTCCATGAGCTTCTCAGCGTATACACGCTTATACTCATTGGAGACCCCACGATAGCGAGTGGCGAGTGCTGTTCCCGAGAAAAGAGGTACTGCCGTTTTAAAAATCTGGCAATATCCTTCTCTATCGTAGAACTCGTCTTTCCAACCCTCAGGGTCAGTGCCACCTTCTGCGAACGCTGAACCAACCACCTGTAAGTCTGCATCAGCACGAAGAATAATCTTCGAATCGTCAGCTGGTGTAATAGCACCTGCATTTGTACCATCTGGTACATAATACACTGCTTTCCACACCAAATCAATCTCAGCATAAGTTGAGTTTGAAACATCCGGTGCTCCAGTAATCTGGAAGTAAGCTACAGCCGCGGTTTCCGATCCGGCACCAGCATCAGTACCGTTTGCGTCATATTCGCATTCTACGGCAATAATCTGGCTCTCGAGAAGGAACTGCGGGAGCGTAGCTGTTGATACGGTTCTACCGTATTTGTCATACAAACAATCCACTTGGACGTTGCTTGTGGTCGCCACAGCACCGCTGCTAAAAGCTGCGGTAGTTGCTGCTGTTTTGATTTGAGCAGTACGTCTCTGCCATTGATGACGCTGTTCTAAGAACTTAAACACAGGATCATCAGTTGGCTTTTTGCGGACTTTGGACAAATAGGTAAAGAAGGGGGACTGCTGAGGATTAAGCTCTGCGATCCGCTCCCCGAAATTAAACATTCTCCGGGAGTGATCTACTGAACTAGACTGCATCGTACCACCTGCACTAATACTATATTGATTAGCCATGGTACATTCCCCTTACCTTGGTATTAAAAAAGACTAAATAATGTTCAGTCTATCTTGGTCTTCAATAATACTA